ATACCAAGCTAACTGCTGCCCTGAATTCGGCTCAAAAATTCCAAAAAGGAGTTTGAGTAGAGAGCCGATAGGTTATTTAAAACCTTTCATAGCTACTCAAACTCCGCTTAACAAAGGAGAAATAAATGTCTACAAAAGAAAAAATTACAAATCAAAAAGTTAAAAAAGAAATTAAAAAGAATCTTGAAAAAAAGATTGAAAAAGAATTTGGTAAAGAAATGTTAAAGAAAGTAACAATCTTAACTGACTTATAGGAGAAAAATATGTATAGAAATGCCCATATGTACAACAATGCAGAATCGCGTTGGTGTGATGAACAAGGAATACCCTATGTTCGAGATGGTTATTCTTTTGGCCCTGAAGAAATTAGGGATCTAATATTACAAAAAGAATATTACAGTCTTGGACGTTACAGTAGTTTTATTGATCTATTTCGTAACGGTAAAATGCAACACAAAGATGTTTTTCAAGAAGATGAATGGCTTATTATTCATCATAGTCAACGGTATGTGCGTGCTCAAATAAAAGAATTTGGCCCGCGTAACGGTCGTATGAAAGTGCATAGATACAATGCTTTCGCTCAACAACAAATACCCCAAACAGGTTATTTTACAGAAGAAAACAATGTAGTTATTCCTATGCACCCTTATCCTCTAGACCATAATACTAGTGACCCAGAAAAAGATTATTGGCATTATAAAAAAACATTTTACGCTAGTCCTTTTACTTGGAAAACAATTCCAATTAAAAAACAAGTAGACAAAGCAACTGAAGAAAGAACTTGGTTTGTTCCAGACTACAATATATTTGCAGTAAACAAAGAAACTTTATTTAAACTTAAACTATTAGGAGCACAATGAACATATTCATAACAAATACCGATCCTGTTAAATCAGCCACTGATTTACCAGATAAACTTTTAGTAAAAATGGTTTTAGAAACAGCTCAAATATTATGCACTGCACACAGAGAGTTAGACGGAGATCAATACGCAGACAGACATAATTTATATAAAGCTGCTTACACACACCACCCAGCGGTAAAATGGGTACAAACAGATTTTAAAGCTTATTGGTGGACTTATGCGCTCTTTGTACATTTAACTTATGAATATTTTCTTCGATATGAAAAGCAACATGCTTGTGCTGATCTAACTAAACCGCTACAAGAAATACCAAAAAATATTCCTCGTAATAGCAACACCATGTATCAACTATTTACTACCGCTCCATTGTGCATGCCAGATGAATATAAAACAGAATATACCTATTATTACGGTTATGATATTGAAAAATCCTATCAAAAATATCTAGCATTAGGTAAAGAATACATTCAAGACGCTACCGCTTGGAGTAAAGGTAGATCAGCGCCTAATTGGTTTTACGAAATCAAAGGCATTAAAAAACATACAGAACAACCAGAGGAGAAACATGATTGGGAATGACGATGAGTTTATGGATGAGCTTGCAAATATGCTCACCGATGTAATAGACTTAAAAGATATGCCACCGCCATCAGAAATGCAACGGCATTTAATACAAGTCTATAACACTACAAAAGACAAAAACGAAAAGGAAACTATTCGACAGATTTGGAAACTAGAACAGGAAGCAGTAAAAAAGTTAAATGACCAACAAAATTGATCCGGAACACTATAAGTATAGCGACATACAATGTATTGACGCGATCAAAGCTAGTCTTACTAAAGATCAATTTCATGGCTATTTAAAAGCTACCATAATTAAATACTTGTGGCGGTATGAAAAGAAAAATGGCTTAGAAGACTTACAAAAAGCTAACTGGTTCTTACGTAAACTAATGTATGAGGTAGAACATGATGACAATGAAAGAACATATTGAAATGATGGAAAAGATTAGAAGGCGCAACGCCAAACCTGAAACAATAAAAACTAAACGAAAAAGGAAAAAAGATGAAAACTAATATATCAATTGAACTAACCGACAAAGAACGAATGAACCTTGGACAAAAGTTCTATAAAAAGAAACGTATGATAACGCGTGCAGATCTTAATCAGATTGTAAAAAAGTTTATCAACGATGTTATAGAAGCAACGCCCCCCTCTCCACAAGAAAGACTTGATGATCCTTTATTAACTAAAGAATGGACTAGTCTATCTCAACTTAAAGATTACTTGCTCAAACAAGGTCAAAACAGTATTGTGCATTTTGATGGCTTTGAACTAGTAGTAAAAGATAAACAAAATGTGCATCACGCATACACCCTGGGTGATCAGTTGTACAAGCAAAAAAAGGGCCTACCGAAGTAAGCCCTTTTACACTTATTGATACTATAGGAGAAAATCAACTCCTAAAGTTTAAGGCATATCTACTATTAAGTAAAGTACCCGTAAACTGTAATAGTACCAGCAGCACCTGTACCAGGTCCAACTTGTACGTGAATATCAATAGTAGTATCTGCACTGAACTCGATTGGTTCGATCGCATCATCATCAGCACTCAACGAACTGAATAATTCAATACCACCACCTTGAGCAATAGTAGATCCATCTTTAATTGCAGTAGAAGTACCTGTAGTTTCAGTATCAGTATTTGTATGACCGATATCTAATACAATTGCTGGAGATCCGTTTGTGTCAAGATCAGTAGATACAACTCTGAGTGCATGCAAAGTTTCCCCTGCAAAAGCATCAAGAGCTTGTATTACATCATTAAGCACTAACACAGGAGTCGTAATAGTAGCTTTTCTTACAAACATTTGCCCTTCAGGGAAACCTTTAAAAGCTTGATTACTCTCTACGTTACCACTTTTTCTTAAAGTTGCTATAGTAGCCATTTAATCACCTTAAATTTAGTTAAATTACAGCACCACTTAAATTTGTGATACCCTATGCTTTAAACATAAAGCATTTAGGATAAATGTCAATCAGTTAGGACAACGATATGTCAACTTACGTTTACGTAAAAAGAAACACTAAACATCCATATACTTACTCTGATGTAGATGCACCTTACATGCAGTTCAAAAGAGTACGAATGAGTATTGCCTACAATATGTTCAACTCCAAAGTCGGTTGGGAACGCGCGAAAAAAGGAGATTACGAACATTGGCGTCAGCTAATGCAACAAACTAAAAAACCATGAATATAATTACACTAGACTTTGAAACTTATTACGATGTTCAACACTCGTTAAAACATCTCAATACTGTGCAATACGTCAACTCAGATCTATTTAAAGTATGGGGCGTAGGCATAAAACTTAATGACGAGCCTACAGAATGGTTCGGCCCCGAAGAATGTACTGAGGCTATTCAAGCTATACAATGGGGTGATGCCGCAGTTGTTTGCCACAACACACTGTTCGATGCCTACATACTTACACAGCACTACAAAGTGCAACCGGCGTATTACTACGACACAGCGGCCATGGCTCGTGGTATATCGCCAAATGAAAGTGCCTCATTAGCCAACGTAGCTAAACGTTTATTTCCACAAGATAAAACTATGCGTAAAGGCGATGAACTTGTTAACGCAAAAGGTATCTTTGACCTACCACCAGACATTGAAGAACAAATAGCTGGCTATTGTATACAAGATGTAGATCTTACTTATGCAATATTCAAAGTTATGTTAAGCAACTACCCACAAAAAGAACTCGACTTAATTGATTTAACATGTCGAATGTTTGTGCAACCTAAAATATTTTTAAATAAAAATTTATTAATAGCACACAAAGAACAAGTATCTGCTGAAACAGAAAGTAAAATTGCAGCAAGTGGATTAACCAGAGAACAACTAGCATCACAAAAACAATTTGCACAACACTTGACTGACAATTTATCAATTGTACTACCAACTAAAAAGAGTCCACGTACAGGTGAGCTCATACCTGCTTTTAGTAAAACCGATGCTGCTTATGTACAAATGTGTAACATGTACCCGCAATACCAACACATCTGGGATGCCAGGGAGGCTGTAAAGTCACGTATTGAAGAAACGCGTGCCCAAAGACTATTAGATGGTTGTAACCCAGATGGTACTTTATCTGTGCCTTTGAAGTATTATGCAGCACACACTGGCCGGTTCGGCGGCAGTGAAAAGATAAACTTACAGAACTTACCACGTGGATCTAAACTTCGTAATGCAATACAAGCGGGCTCTGGAGAAATGCTGTATATCGCAGATTTATCTAACATCGAAGCTCGTATGCTTGCTTGGTTAGCTAAAGAAGATGATTTAGTACAAGCATTCGCTGTGGGTGAAGATGTGTACAGCAACTTTGCTAGCCAAATATATGGTAGAAAAGTTACTAAAGAAAACAAATTAGAGAGATATGTAGGTAAAACCGCTATCCTTGGATTAGGTTATGGCATGGGGGCAGACAAATACCAAGCTATACTCAAACAGGGATCTCCATCTATTGATGTAACAAAAGATACTGCGTTAGGTATTGTCACTCAATATCGTGCTATGTATCCAAACATCCCTGCGTTATGGAGTATAGGTAAACAGTTACTATTTTCTATGTTAGATAGAACTGATATGAATACATCCTATGGGCCATTAGCCGTTGCAAGTAATGCACTTAAGTTGCCTAACGATATGTATTTACAATACCCTCACTTACGATTTAATGCCGGCGAATTCGTGTATGACTCTGGTAGAAATGGTATTACACGTACGCATGGCCCTCGGTTGGTTGAGAATATTGTACAAGCATTGGCTCGTATAGTAATTACCGACCAAATGTTAACTATACAAAAGCTACCAGGGATACACGTTGTATTAACAGTTCATGATGAAATCATTGCATTGGGTTCAGATACAAATCCAGATAACACATTAGATAGAATTATGGCTATAATGACTACTCCACCTGACTGGTGTTCAGATTTACCTCTAGACGCCGAAGGATCATACAGCAAAATTTATGATAAATGAGTACATTACTCTTAACTAGAAAAGTCCAAGAAGGCATTGTTATACACATAGAAGAGCTGGGCGAGATCGTCTGTGAGATAACAGTTACAAAAGTTGGATCAAAAAATGTTAAACTAGCATTTAAAGCAAGAGACGAAGTAAAAATAGATAGGAAAGAAATCTATTTAAAAAACAAGGAGAAATAAAACATGGAATTAGTCTTTCTAAAAGCTAAACAAAAACTCGTTAAAGAAATAACAAAAGAAGGAACTCGACCTTACCCACTCGTAAAAAACTTTACCTCTGAACATTATACTATTGAACCTAATCAAGAAGGTTTTGATAAGTTCTATGAGTTGTTGAACACGCACGCTGCAGCAGGGCACGCACTGCACAAAGGTTCTTTAAAGAAAAAATTAAAAAATGAATCACGTGCATTAATGACAGACCGTGGTGCAAGTACACAATTATTAGTATTAGATTTAGATGGAATTACATTCCCTGGTGCTAAAGATAAGTACAACACATACGATATACAAAATATTGCAGAGGCTTTTGTTCAATATCTACCTAAAGAATTTCACAACGTTAGTTACGTAGCCCAAGCATCTGCTAGTTTAGGTCTAAAAGCAAACAAGATTTCATTACATTTATTCTTCCTGCTGGGACATACTGTACAACCAAAGATTCTAAAAGAATGGTTTCGAACTTTAAATTACGAAACAGATTTCTTAGCAGATCAATTAAAATTATCTGCTAATGGACAAAGCATATCTTATCCTTTAGATGTTAGCTTAGCAGATAATTCCAAACTTATTTATATTGCGTCACCAAAATTTAGTGGTGTACAAGACCCCGTGGCTGGCGACAGGTTTGTACGCATAGACCGTAGTTCGCCAATCTTAGACATTAGTTCTTTAATAAAAGATGTTAACCCAGAGAAAGTTCACAGCTTATCAACACAGATTAAAGATGGTCTAAGGAAAAAAGCAGGTCTAACTAAAAAGAATGAAAAGATTACTACAGTTAATGTAAATGGTATCTCTGAACAAGTACTCCAGAATCCAGACCGCATGAGTATAGAGATTTGTCGAATATCCGAACCTTATGTCAACTGTAATATCAATGGCGGCGATAGCGGTGCTTATTACTTTATTTTAACGAACCCACATTATATGTATAATTTTAAAGGCGAACCCATTTTTGAAATTGAAAAAGCAGATCCTGAATTTTATCAAACCATATTTGAAAAATATGCGGACAAAATTGATGGCGCCAAAAATATTAAACCTATCGTACTTCGAGATTTCTATACTGATACTTATTTTAATGGAGTATTTGATAATAATAAAAGTCAGTTCACTGATGACTATCCCTTAACGCCTACACAAAAATCTTCTCTCGAAGGTTTTATGCGAACCCACAACAGGCCTATGCCTGACTATATACCAGATGCACAAGTAGTATTTGATCCTGCGTCTGATAAAGGCATACAAATGGACACGGCCCCTTATCATGTAAATCTTTATAGAAAAACAGGCTACATGTTAGGCTCATCAGAGAATGTAGCAGAACTTACATACGGAACCGCATCGCACCTAGCTAAGTACACACCGCATATAACTACTTTAATTAAACACATACTAGGAGATGGGACCACAGAGTTTGAACATTTTATTAATTGGCTTGCTTATATATACCAAAACAAACGTAAGGCTATGACTGCATGGATATTTACAGGCGTACCTGGGACTGGTAAAGGTTTGTTTGTACACAAAGTTCTAAAGCCGCTCTTTGGTGAACAACAAGTGCCAATGAGATCCTTAGAGAATATAGAAGAACAATTCAATTTGTACATGCGCACAGCGCTCTTCTTAGTTGTAGATGAGTTTCGTATGGGTGACTCAGGTAATACAGGACGTATGGCAGATAAACTTAAACACCAAATAACAGAACCTAATCTTACAATACGTGCTATGCGTACTAACCAAATAGAGTTACCTAGTTTTTGCAACTTTATCTTTCTTACTAACCGAGCTGACGCAGTTAAAATAGAAGAAGGCGATAGACGTTACAACGTAGCCCCCAGGCAAGAAAGTAAGTTAGAAGTATCTCACCCTAGTTTTTTAGATAACTTAACAAACATACAAGCAGAACTATTTGATTTTGCGGGACTTTTACAAAAGTTTCAGGTAGATACTCGTATGGCTCATACCGCATTAGAAAATGAAGCTAAGAAAGAAATGAAACAAGTTTCTATGTCAGTCTTAGAAGAATTTGCTACCGCAATAAAACAAAGCAATCTAGAGTATTTTATTGAAATACTAGATATTCCGCTTACAAACACCTTTGACGCTGGCGGAATTAGTACAGCACAAAGATATATCAAAGATTGGATAAGTAAGGCAGACAGCGAAATAATCATACCTATGCAACACTTTAAACTAGTGTATGATGTTTTAACAGATAATAGGAAAGCGTTAGCAATTAGAGACTTTACAAAAGCCATGAGCAGGTTAAATGTAACAACCACTAGAAAACGTATGGGTGCAGGTAAAAATTCATCTGCACCAAGAGGTGTATTACTTACTTGGATGTTAGATCCTAAAGTAAAACAAACCTTAATAGAAGAACACTTTAACGCAAATGATACTACTTTATTAGGAGATAAATCTGTTATGAACTAATTAATCTCCTATACATATGCCTAAACTTACTCAAGATAGGCGCCCTGACTTGCATAATGTCATGGAAGCGTCAAAACCTAAGGAACTAGGACTTATACCTGCATGGTCTCATTCAACTCTTAAAACGTATGAAACGTGCCCATACAGGATTTATATCTCTAAAGTTAAACGAATATCAGAGGACTACGGGCCTGCAGCCAAACGCGGTACTGTAATACATGAGGAAGCAGAACATTATGTAGAAGGAACTCTTGCTGAATTTCCAGACAGTTTAAAAAAATTTACAACACAGTTTGAACGTCTGAGAAATATGTACGAAGAAGGTAAAGTAGAACTAGAGGGCGAATGGGGTTTTACTATAGATTGGGAACCTTGTGCATGGATGGCTCCCAATGTTTGGGCAAGAGTAAAACTAGACGCCATGATTCATGAAGATGAAACAAGTGCACGTGTTATTGATTATAAAACTGGTAAACAGTTTGGTAATGAAATAACTCACGGACAACAAGCTCTTACGTATGCAATTGGAACTTTCTTACGTTACCCAGACCTACAACATGTACAAACAGAACTGTGGTATTTAGATCATGGCACAACTATGGAGCAGTCTTATACAAGAGACCAAGCTCTCTTATTTTTGCCTAAATTACACGAGCGAGCTGTAGTTATGACTACTGCAGAAAAGTTCCCTCCGAACCCATCAAACGCTAATTGTAGGTGGTGTTCATATAAAAATGGTGAAGAACCACCTTGTAAATGGGGTGTAAAATAGTTATAATAAACAAACTTTAAATAACAAAAAACAAATACAAATAAAGGTGATTTTATGGAGAAATCAATCAATAGTGCTTACGCACATCAGGAAGAAACAACTAAGTTCATCATAGATAACCCATGTTGTTTAGTTACTTCAGATCCTGGCACAGGAAAAACAAGATCAGTTTTAGATGCTCACATTCAGTGGGGAGGCAGGACACTTGTTTTAGCACCGTTATCCATTCTTGAAGCAGCTTGGGTTGATGATATAAAGAAATTTCAACCTGATATTAACTACGGTGTTGCTTTTGCTAAAAATCGTAAAAAAGTTTTCGAAGATTCGTTATATGATATGGTCATTACGAATTTTGAAGCTGTTAATTTTTTAGTCAAAAACCAACAATTATTAACCACATTCGACAATTTAGTAATTGATGAATTTACAGCATTTAAAAATAAAGACGCCAAACGTTCAAAGAACGCTCAAGAACTCGTACAGCACTTCGGAAGAAGGGTATGTATGTCTGGTACTCCTAATACCAACACTATTCTTGATCTTTGGCATCCAGTCTATTTAGTAGACCAAGGACAACGACTCGGTAATCGTTACTATTCTTACCGGAATCAAGTATGTACGCCACAATTCAATGGCTTTGCTAACGTCTGGATAGACAAACCCGGCATCGAAGAAACAGTAGCAGATAAATTAAAAGACATTAATATTAGATTCGCGTTAGAAGATTGTATGGATCTACCTGACAATATAATGCGAACTGTTTATACAAACCTTTCCTTCCAGGTAACTCGTATGTACAAAACACTTGCTGAAGAATCAGTCTTGTATACAAAACAAGGAACTATAAATGCTATTAATGCAGGAGCTAGAGTTAAAAAGTTATTACAGTTAGTAAGTGGGGGTGTGTATGATGAGAACGGATTGACTCAATACATACACCAAGAGCGTTACGACTTAGTCATGGACCTATTAGATGTACGTAACCACTCTTTAGTTGCATTTAATTGGAAACATGAACGTGACGCTCTTGTACAACTAGCAGAAAAACGAGGTTATACCTACGAAGTCATCGATGGAGAAACTCCTGCACATAAAAGATCAAACATTGTAGAACGCTTTCAAGCCGGTCACCTAAAAGTATTGTTTGCACACCCACAGTCTGCGGGTCATGGACTAACGCTTACCAGAGCTACCACAGCTATATGGTGTAGTCCAACTTACAATGCAGAACATTTTCAACAGTTTAATAGACGTATTCATCGTTCTGGTCAAACCCAAAAAACAGAAACCATTTTGATTGCTGCACGTAACACCTGGGAAGAACAAGTGTATGCAAAACTTAACGGTAAACTTAATCGTATGGAGAGTTTATTAACCATATTAAACAACTTACATAAGGAAGCTTAATGAGTTATAGTAAAAATATGACTAAGAAGTCTAAAAAAACTATCCACCTAGGAGAATTACCCCAAGCAGAATTAGAGATTTTGAAAAATCAAGATCCTGATGTTCTTGCTACTGCTTTAATCTTCGTTATCGGAGAACTAATAGTGCAAGAATACGATATAGATCAGCAACCAGAGATTCACAAAATTGTGAAAGAGGCTGCTATGCAAGCCATAGAACTAGTTGCTGGTGTACACTTAACCATGGAAATCGATAGTAGATTTCCAGATACTACAGAGAGGACGATCCATTGAACGAAAATCAACAACCAACATTAGACGACAAACTACATAAATTAACTCAAATTCGTAGTTCTATTAAAGACTTACAAGAACAAGAAAAAGTCCTTAAACAAGAACAAAACGAACTAGAGGCAGGAATTATTGCCCAAATGAAAGAACTTGGTATCGATCGTGCCGGCAATGATATGTGTACTATATCTACGAAAGTAGAAATTGTACCAACTGTATCTGATTGGGACGCTCTATGGCAGCACGTATTTGACACCCGTCAAACAGAGCTGTTACAGAAACGTATGTCAGCTACAGCATTTAGGGAACTTATAGCTATGGGACAATCTGTTCCAGGCGTAAGTGCCACGGAGTTAGACCGATTGAATTATCGATCTAAATAATTTTAACCACGAAAAATGAAAGGTGAACTATGAGTGAAACCGCTATAACGCTAACCTCTGCTAAAGTGCCTGCGCACATAAAAGAGGCCTCTGGGCTTGGTAATGAAAACATTTCTGCTGAGCATTTACAAACCCCACGTGTTAAGTTGCTACAACAACTTAACAACGAAGTTGATGAAAATCACAACGATTACATCGAAGGCACTAAGCCAGGTGATTTAATTAACACAGTCACACGTGAAAACTACGGTAAGGAGTTGTACGTAATTAACGTATTCTTCAAAGAAGACTTCGTGCTTTGGAAAAAACGTGAGAGTGGTGGTGGTTTAGTTGGAACTTATCCTAGTCAACAAGCTGCATTGTCTTATCTAGAACAAGAAGGACTAAAAGCTGAAGACCATGAGATTATCCAAACCCAGTCCCATGTGTTACTAAGAAAAGACGAGAAGACAGGAGATTTACTCCAAACTCCATTTATTATGGATTTTGCGTCTTCTAAGTTAAGAGTGTCCAAAGAATGGAATACTCAAATAGGACAAATGGGTGGCGATAGATTCGCTGGCTTATGGAAACTAACATCATTACAAACACAGAATAGATCTGCACAAAAGTTTTATAACTTAAATGTAGAGTTTCAAGGTTATGTAACTGATGATGATTATGCTTATGCTAAAGATACGTACGTAAAATTAGCACCACAAAAAGTAGAATCTTAATCCTATAGTAATGCGTACATAGGGTGACATATCTTGTCGCCCCATGTACGTAACTCTAGTATAATGTTTTTTCATGCAGGAAAGGCATTTCATAAATAAAATACATAAAAGACTTTCTTCTGATATCTACAAATGGAAGATAAATGACGCCTACCACGGCGGTGTTCCAGATGTGTTCTACTCCGGTCCAGGGGGCCATTGTTTTGTAGAGTATAAATACAAAAAAGAATTACCAAAAAAACATAATACCTATATTAAATTTGGTGTAACTGCTCAACAGTGTGCCTGGCTTAACGCACGTAAAGACGAAGGTGTGCCCGTATTTGTAGCCTTAGGAGTCGGAAAAAGCATAGTTTTCAACAATAATTTTGATGTAGTTAATGTTTATACAGTCAGAGATTACATAACAGAAGCTATGAGCATAGACGATTTTATAGACGAATTAGAAAAAATATGTATAAAATAATAACTATGAGCGGCAAAAACCTCTCTAGTTTGACTGGAGAGTGCACAAGTTTAGCAGATTCGCCCTGCATTGGGTGGTGTACAGTACGTCAATTTGGAGACGATAGATGTAAAGGATGCGGTAGATACGACTTTGAAGCAGACGCTACTTATTGGAATACTTTACCAGATTGGAAAAGAAAATTAATAAACTTACGTAACGCAGAAGACGGCTTTCAAATAAAACAACTTATGGGATCCGCTAGACCTGTACCAAAAGCAACAGCTAATAGAGCTACAAAAGATAATCCCGCTAATAAATACTAATGCCTAGAAACTATAAAAAAGAATACGCTAATTATCAGGGTAGACCAGATCAAAAAAAGAAACGCGCCATGCGCAACAAAGCAAGGCGTATAGCTGAGAGATCAGGACGTGTTACTAAAGGCAGTGGGTTTGATATCCACCATAGAGATGGTAATCCAATGAACTCTGACCCTAATAACTTAGTGGTTGTGCATCAAAGCACTAATAGATCTTTTAGAAGAAATGGTAATTCAGGTAAAGCTTAATTACCTTCCGTAACCGTAGCTACCTCTTTTTTTCTTCATTTTCATAGGCTTGGCTTTTTTAGTCATGCCTTTTTTCTTTTTCATACCTTTGTGACCTGGCATATTAATACTCCGCTTTAGTGTTTTTAAAAGTTTTATCAGAATGGGTATCAAAAAACATAGATTGTTTTTCACCTACCACACTCCCATCGTGATTAGGAACCGTTGAATATTTCTTAGTACAAATGTCTTTGTACGTGTGTGGTTCTTTATATTTTACGGGTCTGTTAATCATGTTCTTATTTTACTACTTAGCACTTCCAACGTCTACGTGCTTGTCTTAATCTTGAATTAGGATTCTTTGCTGCTTTAGGAAACTTTTTCATTTGTCCAGCAGATCTAGCACAAAATGATTTACGTCTTTTTGCTGCTTTACTACCTTTTTTAACTTTACCTGTAACAGCTGTTTTTAACTTAGAACCTGGATTTAAACGTCTGTAAGCTTTTACACCCGCACGAGTCATACCAGCTCCCGACTTTGTAGAACGGAAGTTCTTTTTGTTTCTGGCTGGCATTTTACTTCTTCTTCTTTGTGCCACGTCTCTTCTTCCTTTTTACCATAGTTCTTACATTAGTAGGTTTTCCACCCGGATTACCCGCTCTTCGCTTACGTGCTACCGCACTACGTCTTTGTGCAGCTGTCATACTACGGGCCTTAGACCGTGGTACGCACTTCGGGTACGCACGTTTACTTTTTTTTGCAGACTTACGTCCGCACGCTTGAAATTTACCTTTTTTCTTAGGCGCACCAATATCTACCCAATCACCTTTTTTACCTTTACCAAACCAAGCTGTTAAGCCTCCTTTGGGTTTCGTGTTAGCCATTACCTGTAACCACCACCACGTTTCTTGTAAGTACGCACTAACCAACCGTTAGCGTATGCAGATGGGTAAACTTTAAATTTACGTTTAGCTTCTGCTTTTACTCTAGCGTACAAAGCTTTGTTAGTAGGAGTAGCTCCTTTTTTCTTTTTAGTAGTTTTTCTTTTCTTTGCTGGCATACTAGTCTCCAACGGCTTTTTTAGCCTTTTTGTGAGCTTGAGTAAACGTATCGCCCATAAGCATTCTACGCTTCATGTAACTCATATGTTTTCTAGTATGGTGCTTACTATGACGTTTCATAGTAGCTTCTTGACGTTTACTTAATGCCTTCTTTTTTACCCTCATAGAGGGTTTTTTCCTAGTTCTAGGCATTAGGCCATCCTTTTTTTATTTTTATTACCTAATATTTTAAAGTCAGCTCTAGTTAAGTCGCCGTCTTTATTCATATCAAGTTGTCTTTGAGCTGGAGTTAAATCGTTAGCACTATTGGGAGTGCCTTGAGAAACTAATCTCTTCTCTAACACTTCTGTATCACCAATTTTACCTTTACCTTTATCTTCCATTTTTCTAGTCGACATTGCCATTTTGGGCCTCCTTAATTAAAAAATTTAATAGTTTTATTTTATCATTAACTTCTACCAACTGAGCAAGTATCTTGTCTAAGTATTCACTAAAGTCTGTATGCTCAGGAATACTTGTCGGGTTATCTAAATATATCTCCATATCAAGAGTTAACTTAGCTCGTTGTCCTGCTAAAACGCTACGTTGCGTTTGTAAGATTTCTAATTTAGTCATTAGTCCTTCCTTTTATCTTTTAGTTGTGACTTCGCTAATTTCTCTTTTTCTATTAAATTAGGTGCACCTAACATAGTTTTGAGAAACACATCCTGTCTAATTATTTCATTGTCAACAGATCTAACTCTATCTATCAACGCCACTAATATAGCATGTTGTGCGTCTAATTTAGCGTCTAGTCTTTTCTCTGTAGTAGCTAAAGCTTCAGCTAATTTATCATCAACTGTATCTATTTTAGTTTCCATACCCGTAATAATACGATTGAGTAACTTCCAAACAAAGAACCCTAGACCGAGGGTCATAGCTATTGGAAAACCAACATCATTTATTAGAGTAATTACTTCGTTCATTCTGGTTTGGTAGGCCACACGATATCTGACCATTCATTTTCATCGGTATAGCCAACAGGTAAATCTCTCAACTGTTGTCTATAAGTAGCCCACTCTGCTTTCTTTTCATTAGAAAGAGGCGAGTCTGGCATTTGAGTCCAATCGCTAATTTTTAGTTTTTGATTACGTTTATCTCTAAGATACTGTGTGGTAGTTTTTAACTTAGTAGCTCCAGTTTCTTTATTAAAAGTTACACTAGCCATTAGGCACCCAACCCATATATTAGAATAGAAGCGTCTCCCATTCCTTTATTACCAGAACCGTAATCATCTACAGCCATAAGCAGATAAGCATAGTATTGCAAACTGCCACTAGCACTAAAAGAACCCGCTAACACTATTGGATTTGCAGCAACTGATCCTTCATTAAAAATACCAGTTTGAATTTCAAAAGCTGAAGAGCTAGAACTTTGAAACCCTGTAGCAGAACTTGTTTGTCTAACTAATAAGACTGCTGCTGTATCTTCATCGCCTCCAAAACTGCCTATAGGTTGACCTTGTCCCGTTACAACATAGGTTCTAGTTCCAGTAAAAGCAGGTGTGGTCCACGTTGCACTCGCAATAAGAGTCATATATTTACTGTTGTAAAAATGCGGTGGGTTAGAAGCAAACCAAGTTGATAAAGTATTTTCTGTATCTGTGTCATTAGATAAACTTACAACATCAACTCCCACCGTTCCTGTGATGTTTCCCGCAGAGCCTACTACACCTTTACCTGCAATATCTAAACTATTAGCAGCTATTCTATTGGCACTAATACTTCCTGCTGTAATTTTAGTGGCATCCAAATCATTTATTTTTGCATTTGTTATTGCCGCATTTGCTATCTTACCCGTAGTTATTGCTAAGTTGTCTATGTTTGAGGATTTTACTTCTAACGATCCTATCTTAGCTGAAGTAATAGTAGCGTTAGCCATTTTTGCTGCATCCACTGCTAAATCAGCTATTTTTGCATTATTTATAGCTGCATCAACAATTTGTGCTGTAGCAATAGCAGCAGTGCCAATAACACCGTCATTAGCCACAATAGCATTAGTCGCAATCTTGCCCGCAATAACTGAGTTAGCCGCTAGAATATCAGACGTTATCGTACCGTCAGCAATCTTAGTATTAGTTAAAGTTTTATTAACTAATTTAGTATTATCAATAATTGCATTTTGAATTCTTGCAGCGTTTACTTGAGCGGTAGTAGCATTTACCGAAGAAGAAAACGTACCCGTCACACTGTTTGTATTTACGTGACGTACCCAATAATAAAAAGTTTGTGCGGTATCAACAGTATCAGACCAAACATTAGCACTAACCGTATCTACTCGAACAGCCGAACCTAAGTTATCACTGCCGTTACGCCAAACCTCTGTAAAAGCTAAATTCCTTATCTGTGGGTCGTCCCAATCAAGAGTAATAGTGGTAAAAGCAGCCCCTGCGGACAGCCCTGTGGGCGTTGGTGGCACAGGGGCGCTTGGATCCGGTTGTACAAAAGCAGGTAAAGCAAAATCAGTTTCTCCTGTTCCTGCATTAGGATCAAAAGGGTTATCTTTTAGTTCAACTGCTAAACCGCTATCTACTAATTCTCTTAGAGTTATTGCTCTATCTCTAGGGTCACCTCGTCTACCTAACCTTACCTCTGAGGCTTCTTTAATAGACTCTAATACTCTTTTAATTTTCGGATCAACATCTGCTGGAATATCTAAGATTGCAGGTACTTTAGTTCCTGTTGTGCTCATTAGATACTCCTTAGTTCTTCCATGCTCTCTGCAATGGCTATCTCATTTACGACTTGGGCTCCACTAACTTCTACTGCAAATGTTTTATGTTTACTAGCAGGTAATCTAAGAATGGGTTCAGAAATAGAAGTAGCACTAAACGAAGTGGGTGCAGCTCCCGTTACACTGAATACAGATCCTGACGTTGTAATCGTAGCATCGTATATTTCTGTACCATCCCCAAAAACTTTTACTGTAATACCTGGGCTTGCAAACGACTCTGCTTCAACTTTTACAAAAGCCATACTAGTTAGTTTTGGCATGACTATCTCTTTTGTTTTAAAAGTTAAAGTTTGGTTATTTGAACCGTTTTGATATCTTTCTATATTGGTTGTACTACCGTTATCTACGATTACATACAACTCGTTGTTATCCGGATCAGTGTAACCACCTGTAGGAATAGTAGTAGCGGTAGCTGTAAGGTTAGTAAAAGCATTTTTACCACCCCTAGGATCAAAGATAAAGCCACCTCTGTTACCCCCGCTGTTAAAGTAACCAATGTACTTTCCCTCGTGTAAAAAACCTTGAATAGTATCTGGGTAATAACTAGCACGCCATGTTTCTGGGTCAATAATCGGCTCTGTTATTACACCAACTGATGTACCTTCTACGAGTACAAGTCCGTCAGGAGAAGCATAAATAACGTAGTCCCCCATATCCACCATAGAACGTTTGTTCAAACAGGCTTGTGCGGCTTCAAGCCTTACAATACTCATAGATTGAGGATCTGTACCTGCTACAAAGTATGGTGTACCTTTTGTACCTACAAATAAACCACTGCCGGTCATAGCAATAGCAACTATTTCTTCTTCAAGTGTTATACGGAACGCTACCGGCCAGGCATGCGGTAAGAAGGGTTCAGAAAAACACAAACGTTTTCCTGTAAACCCAGCAAGCACGCCATTAGGCATAGCGGTTAGTCCAATCATTTTACCGTTAGGGTAGGTACTAGTATCTTCATCTGGCGGAGCAATGTGAAAAGTAGATGGGATAATCTCCGCTAAATTTGCGTTAGTTGTATTATCTGTAGTTGAAGCCGTAGCTAGAGTTACTTCTTTTACAAATTGAAAGTTAGTAGTGTTAGAACCTGTATTGGATCTGTAAATACGTTTCTTAGATAGGTTAGTATTACTTTTAGAAGTAGAAGTGTCCATACCTGAGATAGTTACAGTTTGTGCGTCTACTTTAGTTAGTACAGTAGAAGTAGGAGACGGCGGTCCTTCTTCTCCAAAAGCAGATACAAATGTATACACATACGAGGTGCTAAACTGAGTTTGTGTGCCATCATCACTACCCGAAGTTATACTTGTAGTCGGTGCGTTTGCGGGTGCAGGTATACCTAATCTAAAAAAGTTTCTTGGATAGTCACCCGAACCGCCAGCAGTTATGACTTCAGTAGAACTTGCCATTTGCGGAAAGGTGTTACCTGTCCAATACAACCTATCAAAAGCATCGTCTGGCACTGGACCGGGGACTACGTTTACATCATTGGTAAACTGTAAGTAATAAGTGCTACCACTAAAATCATATTTATAAGCCGAAGTTCTACCATCTGTTATCTGTTGTACATTAGAGTTATCTTTTACAGGCGTAAGTACGCCAGCATCAAGGTTTACATCTTTAGCCTCTTGCCCAACATCATTTGCTAGTAACCTAGCAGATAATTTAGGAGCAATACCAGCAAAACTTGTAATCTTAAATGCAGCCATTAATTACCTTTAGTAACCTTTTCTTTCTTCTCATATGTCCTGAGCCCCGCCATTCCGAGCATCGCCATTAGAATAGTTGATAATTGACTAAACTCAAACTCAGGTAAATCAACTTGAATACCTGCAATACCCACAGCAAATTGAATCATAGGTGCAAGGATGAAGTGGTAAAGCATGGCAAGACTGCATACCCAGCCGACACTCGGCCTCCAGCCCGCTACGAACCAACTCTTGCTAGCAGCTTCAATCTTATTGACTTCTATTTGTGCAAGATTAGCCGTTTGTAGTTGTGTCTTAAGCTCATGCTCAAGCTTCATTTTTAAGTTTTTGTCTGCGACAAATTTGTTAAGTACACTGCCAGCTATGCCGACAACCGAATTAGTAATGGGATCTGCCATATTAACCTCCTATGCGTAAAAAATACGCTATTAATCCAATGCTCGCTGCCACTATTATCCACATAAACCGTTCTATGAACCGTCCAGCAGTAGAATTAACATCAGCTTGAGCTTCAACTTCTTCTAAACGTTGTTCTATTTTATCCATACGAGTAAAAAATCTATCGTTCTGTTTAAGAACAGTAGCCACTCTTTCTTCAATACGAGCGATAGACACGACTGCATCAGCTAGTCGATCTAACTTTCCTTCTATTTTTTCTAATCTTTGTTCTTGTATCTCACTCATAACTCCAAACCCAAGGCCTAGGTCTGGAACTAGTAGCTTCAAGAGTATCTAGATGTATAAATCTAGTATCGCCATGTTGCTTCACACCAAGCCCGGTTATCCCGTGTCGTAACGCTACTCCTATACATTTTAAGGCGTCTTGCCCTCTAATCAGTATGTCTACAGCCTTGCCACTTGCGTGAGCTCCTGGTCGTGATTTTTTTGCTTCTACAGGATGCGTTGGATCTCTGTAGGCACTTGTTATTATAAACGGAACCCCTACTTCTTCCCTAATCTTTTCTAGAGTTTCCATAAATTCTGGATCCATATTGCAAATACCGGTGTGTTTGCACTTAAGTTCATCTTCTGAAAAATATTTCCAATTACTCATCTTCTTTATATTCAGGTATTTCATCTTCTGCTATCGCAGTTTTTAGTTCTGCCATAGACTCTTTTCTTGCATTTTCAGTCTTTTTTAACTCAAACGCTTTTTCTTGTAAGTCTTCCTGAAGTTTAACAACAAAGTTAAAAAGTTCTTTTACTTTAACAGTTAAGTCCTCTACTTTGTACGTAACTCCATCCAATGTTACTTTTTCTATTTCAGACATTATTCTCCTATAGTTTTTTGTACGGATGTTGGCGTTACTTTTTCAGCTATTGTCGCATCTAGACCGGTTTTCATTTCAGTAACTTCATCAGCTCCTAAAGCTGTTTCAACCCAACCTTGCACATCACTTGCTGTTAAGTCGGCAAAGGCTGTGAAGCTTGATAAGTCTGAAGTGTCTACTGCTTGACTACCGTAAACACCTGCAGTCCAGTTGTTACCGTCTGAGTCTTTATTAGTGT